ACAGTGGGAAGCGGCGCGGGTCATGATCCAGTCGCAGACCGGGGGAGCGGGCAACGCCCGGCAGTTCCTGGCGTTCGGCGGGGCCACGAAGGTGGATAGTTTCGGCTTCGCCCCCACCGACATGGATTTCCTGGACGGGCGCAGGCTGAACCGGGAGGAAATCTTTTCCGTGATCGGCGTTCCCGCCATTCTCGCCGTGCAAGGGGAGGGCGCGACCTACGCCAACATGGGCGACGCCGGGCGGCAGTTCTGGACCGACACGCTCATTCCGCTGCTCGATGACCTGTGCCGCACGCTGGGCGCGTCCCTGCTGGCCCCGTATGGCGGCAACTACCGCATCCGCGCCGACCTGAGCAATGTCCCGGCGCTGCGGGAGAACACACAATTGCAGGCGCAGACGGCGCTGACGCTGATCCGGGCCGGATACGACGCCGTGAGCGTGGGCGAGATGCTGGGCTTGCCCCTCAAGACGGCGGCCCAGGTGGAAGCGGAGCAGCAAGCGCAACTGGCCGTGCAGACGCTCAAGGGGCTGACCGGCCCGGCTGCCGCGTGGATCAGTGACCGGATCGGGCGGGACGTGAAGGCGCTCAGCCCACCGGACGCCCTGCGGGTCGCGCAGGCGCTGGGGAGTGGGGAACCGGAACTCATGCTGAGAGGGCTGGAATGGAGGGGAGAGGATGCAGACTGAAACGCTGACCGTGACCGTCAAGCTGGATGAGGAGCAGATACGCGCTTGCCTGCCGAGATGCGCGACTTGCCGTCATTGGAAGGTGCCCCCGGAAATAGAAGGTGCCCTCGGTGTCTGTTTCCGCATACGCCCCTTCGGCACGCCGGGCAATGCGTGGGTGGTGTCCAGTGAACCTGAGTTCCTCAACGCGCCTGCCACGTTCAAATTGTTTGCCATGACGGGAGGGGATTTCGGCTGCATCCTGCATGAATCCAGGGAGGCCCCCAATGCCTAAGGCCCGTGAAGGCGGGCGGGAAGGCCCGTCCGGTTCCATGCTTCTCCCTCTCGTGTTGCTTCTGGTGGGCGGGGCGCTGGTGCTTGCGGCGCTCCTGGTGGCGCTGTCATGAGCCGCCTTCTGATCGAGACGGTTGACGGCTGGCAGCACATCGACCAATACCCAAACGCCGACGCGTACGCGGCCTTGTTTGAGGCGTTCAAGGCCGATCCGGGGCGGGACAGGGCCGTTGCCGTGCCGGGCGGATACATCAACCTGCGGCACATCGTCCGGGTGGTGGGAGTGGAGGACAAGCCGCCCCCGCCACAGCCCACCGCCGAGCCGGAACGCACGCCCGCACGACCAACGCTCGCCCAGCAACTCAGAGACTTTTTCCGCCCCGCCTGACACGCGGGGCGCACTCACGTTGAAACTTTCAGCGTCCTAGACAGTGAATATCTGTTAGAATGCAATAGCAATGCCCCCGCGTAGTTGGAGCTACCGGAGGCGTGAGCGCAGACACAGGAGGTCTGAGCTATGGGTAATTCTAGACGGTTCTGGACGGCAGAGCGTGAGACCCTTTTGCGGGAAATGTACCCGGCGGCAAGCTGGGAGGCCATGCAAGAGGCGCTGGGGGTGAGTAAAAGTTCCCTGCTCAACCGGGCGCAACGGCTGGGGTTGAGTCGCCACAAAGAGTCAAGGCAAGTTGAGCGCGTTTGCGAAAAGTGCGGCAAGGCGTTTACCTGCGCTGCAAGTCGGCTGAAATATGGCCCTGCCAAGTTCTGCTCTGAGGCGTGCAAGCACGCGGCATGGCGAGAGGATGACGCCGGAATGCGGGCCGGGTCGTCATACAAGATGTGCCACACATGCGGTAAAGCATTTCGAGTCAACCCAGCTTCAACCCAACGCTTCTGCTCTCAGGCTTGTGCGGTTGCTTGGCGGGATAACCCCGACAGGCCGGGGCGAGTCAGCAGAAAGCACAAGCGGCAGACGCTCGTGTGCAAATGGTGCGGGAAAGAGTTTGAAAAGCTGCCGTGCCAAATCAAGGGCGGGCGCGGTAGGTTTTGCTCACCCAATTGCCAAGGCGCGCATACAGTGTCACTGCGCCCTCAGGCGGCTGTGAGTCAGCTTGAAAAGGACTTCTGCGCCCTTCTGCGGCTTCATGATCTGCACTTTGAAACCCAGTACAAGTTTGAGAACTTTGTTCTTGACATCGCCTTTCCCGCACTCAAACTGGCCGTGGAAGTAGACGGTGACTATTGGCATTCGCTCCCAAACATTCAGGAAAAGGACGCCCGCAAAGATGCCGCGCTTGAGGCGGCAGGATGGCGTGTGTTGCACGTTCCTGAGTGGCAGATACGCCAAGAGCCGCAGATTGCCATAGACAGCGTGATCTACGAAGTTCGCTAACCCAAACAGTTTTCCCGGCCCCGCCTAAGTGCGGGGCTTTTGCATTGGAGGTGAGACACATGGAACAGAAAGCAATTGCCGCCCAGATTGAGATCAAGGCGGAAGGCTCTACGGGGACGTTTGAGGGCTACTGCTCGGCCTTCAACAACACCGACAGTTACGGAGATGTGATTCTGCCCGGCGCATTCAGCAAGACCATTGCCGAGCGCAAGGGCAAGATCAAAGCTCTGTACAACCACGACGCGCACGGGCTGCCCATCGGGACTCCGCTGGAGTTTCGGGAGGATGCCTACGGCCTGTTCACAGTGGTGCAGTTCAGCAATACCGCCTTTGCTCAGGACGTGCGAACCCTCATGCAAGAGGGCGCGATCAACACGATGAGCATTGGGTACAGCGTGCTTCAGCAGCGGTTTCAGGATGACGACGGCGAAATGCTGCGCTACCTCACCGAATTGAAGTTGTACGAACTGTCCCCAGTCCTTTTCGAGGCCAATTCCAACGCCATCATCACGGGTAGCAAGTCCGTTTCGCACATTGAACGTCTGATTACGCAACTCGACAACGCCGTGTCTGTCGGCATCAAGTCAGGCCGCCCGCTCAGTGCGGAAAACCTGACACGCCTCCAGACGGCCTACAAATCCCTCCACGCACTCCTTTCTGCCGACCCTGAGCCGCCCGCAGGCACTCAGGCCGCGCAGGGAGCCGCAACCGCAGACGCCGAGCCGCCCACGCACTCGGATGACCTGCTGCCCGCGCTGAAATCGTTCACCCCGTTCCCGCAGACCCGCGATGAGGCCGCCGTTCTGGCGGAACTCAAGAGCGCGTTTGCCTTCATCCATCAAGGAGCCTGACCATGACCGAAACCCCCAACCCCGTGCTTGTGGAACTCAAGCGCATCAGCACCGAGATCAGCGGTACGCTGGAAACCCAGAACGCTGAGATCAAGAAGGCGGGCGAAACCAGCACCGAAACCGCCAAGAAGCTCTCTGACCTGGAAGCCAAGTACGAGGGCATTCAGCAGGACATCAAGGGCCAGATTCAGGAACTGGAAGCCAAGAGCCAGCGCCTCGGCCTGGGTGAGCGCGGCGAGATCAAGACCGCCGGGCAGCAGTTCGTGGAGTCGGGTAGTGTCAAGTCTGCCCGCGACGCAGGCGGCAACATCCGCATTCGCGTGGAGATGAAGGCGCTGACCGGAGCCGCCGACAGCGTGGGTAGCACCGTTCGCCCCCAGCGCCTCCCCCTGTACACGCCCCCGAGCGCGGCGCACATCCGCGATCTGTTCGCGCAGGGGCAGACGGACAGCGGCATGCTGGAGTTTCCGCAGATCAAGGCTTGGACCAACAACGCCGCCGTTGTGGCCGACCAGCCCAGCAAGGCCAATGCGATCCTGCCTGCCAGCTACAAGCCGGAAAGCGACCTCGCGACGGAACTCATGCAGTTCCCCGTTCGCACCATCGCCCACCTGATCCGCGCCCACAAGAACATCCTTGATGATGAACCCGCCATTCGTAGCCTCATTGACCAGAAGCTGCTTGAGGGACTGGATGACGCGGTGGATGTTGAGCTGATCGGCGGCGACGGCACGGGCAACCACGTCAAGGGTGTCCTTGCGAATGCCCGCACGTTCACCCGCGCCGCTGCCGGGGACACGAAGATTGACGTGATCCGCCGCAGCCTGACGGACCTGCGCCTGAAGAACTACCGCGCAGACGGCATCGTCGTGAACCCGCTGGACTGGGAGGACATGGAACTCCTGAAGGGCACGGACGGCAAATACATCTGGGTGGACGTGAACAACGGCGGCGTGCCCCGCCTGTGGCGCGTGCCCGTGGTGGACACCATTGCCGTAGAGGAAGGTCAGTTCATCAGCGGCGCGTTCAAGCAGGGCGGCCAGGTGTTCGACCGTCAGCACGCCGCCGTGGAAGTGTTCGAGCAGGACCGCGACAACGTGCCCCTGAACCTCGTAACTTTCCGGGCCGAGCTGAGGCTGGCCCTGGTGATCTACGATCAGAACGCCTTTGTGAAAGGGACTTACCCCGCTTAATAGAAAGGCCCGTTTCCTTACCGTTTCGGGCCTGTTCTGAAAGGAGAACCATGAAGGACTACAGAATCCTGTTTGGCTTCCTGCGCGGGCGGCGCGGTGACATCGTTCAACTGGACGACGACACCGCCCGGAATCTCGTGGACGCCGGACTTGTGGAACCCGTCAAGGCGGGCAGGCATGAGCCGGAAGAGCGCAAGGTCGTGACGCCGGAAACGAAGGAAGGTGGGGCCGTTGCTGCTCCAACCGCCGGACGGCGTAAGTCCTGAGCAACAGGCGGCGGCGGAAGCGCTGGTCGCCGCTGCGCTCGGCGCGTCCAGTCTGAGCGAGCGGCAGGTGTCACAGACGGGCATCGTCACGGGCGGGGTCATTCC